AGTAGCAACTTCAACCCATCCGATTTGAGCCATATCAGAACCATTAATTGTATATTGGTTTCTAATAATAATTGGAGAATTAGAGTATTGAGTAAAACTAGGTTCAACAGTTATGCGGTCTCCAGTAGCAATACTAGATCCTTTTTTATAAGCCGATCCATATACAAATACTTTAATTGTAGCAGAACCTGCAGTAATTCCATTTCCTGTAACTGTGTCTAACTTTTTATTGTTAAAAGCTTGAACAGTAATTGTTCCAGCAGCTCCAGGAGTAGAACCTGTTACCAATGCTTTAGCTTCAGCTCCTGTAGCAGGATCTAAAACAACAACTGTATCGTTTATAGAAATAACATTTGAAACTCCGGCTACACTTCCAGGGTTAATATTAATTACGTTAGTAGTACCAGAACCACCAGCCACAACTTCTACATTGTCATAAGATATATGCAATCTATTTTGTTCTGACCAAATAACTTGATCTGATGTCATCGGCATTTCAGCGCCGACCATTCTTAAAAATCCAGATAAAGTACGATTTCCGTAACGTTCTACTTCAGCTTCGTAAATTTCAGGAAGATACTGCTGAGCAAAGTCATTAGCACCGTTGTTAAATTGTAGGTAGTTAGTCTCTAAAGTCTGTTGAATAGACGAAGGAATTAAACTACCAAGTTGAGGACTTAAAGCCATAATTTAGTTTTTTTTAGTTAAATTTTTTTATTTTAAGTTTTGATGAATCAGCACCAGAAATAGCTTTAACTTTCAATCCGTTTATAAATACCTCTCCTTGTTGAGACCTAGCTTTTGTATCGCTTAGGTTTTTTGAACTATTTATAACTTCTTTTACAGCATCAGCTTTTCCTTGTTCATAAAAATGAGATGCGATTTTATCTACATTTTCAGCAGCATACATAGCCTTGTGGTAACCTTTCATATCTTTAACAATACCTGTTTCATCAAGGAACTTCCCGATAAGGTTGTTAATGTTTGATTGGTTTTCAGCAACTTTATCACCATTTTGAATATTATACTTATAACTTTTTTCACCTATTTTAAAATCGAAACCTTCGAAATCTTGAGTAAAAAGTTTTTTAGTGCTTTCTTTAAATTGTGAATGTTGTTGATTGGCTAACTCCTGCTGTTTATTATATCGGTTGAAAAAGTCCATAGCTTTTTGAGTGTCCGGGTTTACGCTTGATCTCAACTTGATTTCATCGTAATATTTACTCTTCGTGTCTTCTAAAAAGTTTTTTGCTTTAGCAACCTCTTCTTTAAACGCAAGTTTTTTCTTGCGAATATCTTTTTCCTCATCTATATCTTCGTCAATAATAAAATCTTCAAGAAGAAGATCTATATCGTCGCTTTCTAAATAAGGTTTATTTTTTTTGTAATATTCTTTTAATAATGAAACCTCGTTTAAATTAGAATAATCAGTATTTAATCTAACATAATCTTCTACAGTTCCACCTGTTTCTTCCATAAAAGAAACTAGTTTTTCAATATTTTCAGGTAATTGTTTACCTAAAATTTTTTCATCTTTTAAAGCCTCTTTAACCTCTGCCTCTACTCTATTTACTTCTTGTGAAACTTCTTTGATTGGGTTAAATTCTTTATCATCTTCAATGCTCCCTTGGTCTCCTTGTCCCACTTCTTGCAATCCCACTTCGGGTTGTTCTGAGCGTAACACGCTGCTCTCTGAGCTTGGTTCTTGAACGGCATTATCTTCTATTTTTAATTCTTCTTTAGGTATTACAACTTTTGTAACATCTGGTGGTAACTGAACTAAAGGTTCTTTAATATTAACTTTAGTTACTTGCTCGTCTTTTTTTGCTAATTGCTTTGGCTTTGATTTTAATTTAAAATCGCCTTCTTGTTTTACTTGTTCTGACATAATATGATATAATTAAATAATTGTTGTTGCCTACATAAAGGCTTCTATACCCATATCGGGTTGGTTTTCAAAGTCTATAGGTAAACTATCGTTTTGCCTTTGACTTATTAATTCACTTTGCTGTGTAGCTTCCATTTTGCTACGTTTGTCTTTACGATCTTCAATAGCGTTTTCTTTTTGCTGTATGTTTTGAACTTCTAATTGCTTAAGTTGCATATCATACTGAAACTGCAATTCCATCTCTTGGCGCTTAATAAAAGAAGCTTGTTCCATCTTCTGTATATCCATTTGAGTTTTAGCTTGTTCAAATTGAACCTTAGAACCAGATATAGCCTCTTGTTTTTGTACTTCAGCCATAGCGGTTCTTTCAGCTGTTTCAGCTTGTGCAGAAGCTTGTGCTTGAATATTAGTTCTTTGATTTTCTTGATCTTGTCTATTTTTTTGCTTACGTTTAACTTTAAGCATTTGATTAGCTAGTTTAAGATTTTTAATTTGTCTTAAATCTATAGCATCTTCTAAATCAATCCCTCCTTGAGCTAATGCTGTTTGAATATTTTGTTCTAACTGAGCTTGTTCTTCTTCATCTGGCTCTAATTCTAAGAATATACCAAAATCATATAGATTAAGATTTATTATTTCTTCAAGAACTTTAACATTGTAACTTGAAACAGAATTTCTAAGAGACTCAGATGTTAATGGAAAATATAAAGCATCTGCTATTCTAAGAGAAATATTTTCAGCTATTTTCAATGTAATATATTGAGCAGCTTGATTAATGTGTCTTGTAGCAACATTAGACGCGTTAGCTGCCATTTTTTGTAGACCAACTAAAGAGTTTTTATCCATTGCACTACCGTCTCTAGCTTCATTAAGCCCGGTAACGTCGCGTATCATTTGTAAATAATACTGATAAGTTTGTATCAAACTTTGTATCTTAGCTCCTCCACTTGAACTATTTAATTCTTGAATAGGTACTTTACCGTGATTTAATTCACCATCTTGAGTTAAAGATCTACCAACAATAGAACCAGTTTGGAAATACATGTTTAAAGCTTCGGCTGGATTGTAGTTAGTTCCATTACCAAGATCAACTTCTGCTAAACCATCCATATCTAAATAAACACCATCTGGTACCATTCTAGATAATACTTGTTGTAGTTTTAAATGAGTTAATTGAATCATATCAGCAAATCCGATACACTTACTTACAATTGATTCTATTCTACCTTTGTACATTCTAGGTGCACATATAACGTAGTTCATTTTAACTTTAGTAGTATCGGCAAAAGGTCTTGACATATTCTCTGACAACCTCCAGTCTAAAAGCATATTAGTACCTAATACTTTGGCTCCAGAATATAAAACTTCAATAGATCTAGATACTCTTTCAAAATTATCGTTTTCAGGTGGATTAAATGTATCTGGTTTTTCTAAAGCCTTTAACAAACCTGTTTCTGTTTGTTTTATTTTAAAAACTTGATTGTGATAAGTCTTGTATTCAAAGTAAAGTACTTGAACAGTATTTTCGTCATAATTACCCCAACCAGTTATATATTGTCTATTACCAGGTGTTTTTTGTATTTTTTCTAAATCTTCATTAGAAATATTTGGAAACTCTTTTTTTAATTCTGGTATAGTTATAGATTTAACTTCACCAACATAATAAATGTCATCAAAATTAGGATCTTCAGTATATGAATAAACCATATAAGCTGGATCTACGTAATCAACAGTTATACCCTCAGCTGTATTAAAATTAGTTTTAGTAGCACCAATACCGATAGTAGTAAAGTCCATGTGAAGTCTGCGTCTAACTAAATCGTACTTATTTTGAGCAAGTACAGTTGATATAGTTTCTTCTTGAGCTATTTCTATAGATTGCTTATAACTCAATTGCATGTGTAATTCTAGTTGCTCAGAATCTTCAGGAACCAAACTTGGATCCGGAGATTGATAAAGATCTATACCTAAAGTACCTTTTAAACCATCTAGGTATTCCTTAGCTATCATATCTTCTTGTAACTTGCTAGCATACTCAGTTCTTTTCTTTACAGAATTTGGATCTTGAGAATAAGCTTTAATGTCATAGAATTTTTGTGACATACCATTAACTACAATGTCAACAAATTTTGATAGTATTGGTACTGGTTTCCAGTCTAAATTTAAATAAGACAAATCACCATTTATAGATAATTCATCTTTATATTTTTGAACAGGTTGCTCTCCTCTAGCGTATAATCTTAATTGGTGAAAATTATTCCAATTAGTTAAATATCTATTACCACCAGCTCGCCCTTGATCAAACCACTCATACTCTATAGCTTGAGCTACTTGACTTCCGTATTCCCAACTAGCCTTTTCGACATCGCTGACGATTTGACTTGGAAAAGCACTGTTAGTGTTAGTGTATATATTCATTTAACTT